TTGCCGCTGGCATCAGTAAGCGTTCCTCCATTGGCAACGGCAAAACTGTCTGCCGTAACGCCTGAAAAAGTCGGATTACTGTTGACGCTAAAAGTAATTCTTGATGTGTTAGTGGCGCCTGCGCCAAGGTTTGAAATGCTTATGTTAGATCCTGCACTTACGTTTGAGCCGTCTAAAACAGTCACAGCCGCGCCCGTTACGCCTTGCTGCGTTCGATAAACAAGCAAACCCTGAGAAGAATCGAAACTCAATTCACCGTCATTTGATAAGTCACCTTTCTCCAAATTAGAAAGTGTGATAATGTTTGCGTTTGCATCACCAATGTCGTCAATTCTTGCAGGGTCAAGGGTGCCGCTATTAATGTTGTCTGCGTTTCTTAAAAACGGAGCGTTTACGCCATCAAGTTGATCGGCATTTAAGCCAGAACCAGCACCATCAACTGTTTTTATTAACTCTAAAAGTTCGCTTGCTGTAAGATCACCAGTCGCATTTGCCTCAATGCTGTCAAGCTTTGTGCCATCCGCAGCAATATCTCGTCCGTCAACAAAGCCGCCAACGTTAATGTGGCCGCTGCAATTAACTTCCGTCAATACGCCAAGATTTGTTAGGCTTGAATTAACTACGCCACTGCCTAGCGTGGTGGCATCTAAAACAGACGTGCCGGCAATCTGAAATTCTTTACCGCTAGCAATGTTTACATGCTCGGAAAAATCCCAGCTGTCGGTGCTGTTAATCCAAGTAATCGTGTGGTCTGTTGTTCCCTTAAGTGTGATTCCACCTCCGTTTGCAGTTGTGTCAGTTGGCGTGCCAACAGTGCCTAGCTCGATATTTTTGTCGTCAACGGCAAGCGTCGTGCTGTTGATTGTTGTGGTTGTGCCGTTGACGGTTAAGTTGTTTGTGACAATTAGATCATTGCCAATCGTGATGTCGTCTGCCAGTTTTGCGCTAGTTACGGCAGAGTTTACAAGCTGGGCGGTATCAACTGCATTGCTAGAAATTTTGGCATTGGTTACAGCGTCGTCAGCAATGTCTTCTGTTTGTATTGGATAATTAACGAGTGAAAAACCCGGAACGTATGCGAGCGAACTCCAGTTACTTGAGCCATTTCCTACTTTGAATTTTCCAGTGTCGGTTTCATACCCAAACTCACCTAACAAAAGCGTAGGATTTGCAGCCAACCAACCGCTGGCGGTGTCGCGGCGTTGCTGCATCCGCACCTTAACTTCAGTTGCTGCCATAACTAGGTCC